CCAAAGGTAACTTTGTGCTTTAAAGCCGCTTCCTTCGGAAGTGTTCGCATATCTGGCTTAATATAGAAGACAGTAAGTTCATTGTTTTTTATTTGCTCCAGTTCGTTATTTTTAATTTGTTCTAAGAACCTCAAGACTATACCAGAAATATTGCCAGACCCACATAAAATCACAGTGGTTGGGCCGGCCATGTTCTTTAACTTCAGCTCTTTGTAGTTTTTTTCATAATCCTCGTGGGAATTTTGAGACTCAACTTCGATAAAGGTGGAATACCCCTTGTTTTCAGCATCAATACAAAAAACACTATATTGTGGTAAATTTTCGAACTTGCTGGCAATTTGGCATCCAGCGTTACCCAGGCCGACTATGTTCATGATATTTTTTTCATACTCCCAAAATCCTTCCCAATACTTAAATTAGTTCGCATTTTACCGAAACGCGTCTGTGAGAAACTTGAAATTAAGCCTTCAATCATGGGTTTGTCCTCTATGCTGAAATCCAGTACGAGACTATCGTGTATACAGAAAGATACAAACGACTTTTTGTTAGTCAACATTTTATCAATTTCTATTGCAGATGTTAAGAACATGTCACTTGTTGTGCTCTGAATTAGATAATTAACAGCCTTAGCCTCTGGTGCTTTGATTTTGCGGCCGAAAAGAGTATTAACATGGCCATCAATATAATATTGGTTATAAATTTTATCTCGATTAAGATACTCATTTAATTTTTTGTTTTTTGCTTTTGGGTTATAGAGCCAGGAAAACACCTTTTTCTTTGTTTTATCTCTATCATATTTGCCCTTAAAAATGTTACTGCTAATCCACTCGTGGACATCACCCTCTGGTTGTTGCTGTCCTAAGAGTCCAAACAACACCCTCAATTCAGCCGCATTGTAATCCAACTCAATAAAACAATCATTTTGTGGCTTTATAGCTGACCTCAACTCTTTGTTAAGAGTCAGGATAGGAAAGCTACCTTCGCCAGAGGCCAATCTACCAGTTACAGTCGTCCAGGGATTGTAAACAACCCGGGTCGGGCAGTCTTTTACCTTGTTTAACCCCAAACGGACCTTTTCATTAGTATAGTCAAGGTTTTTAAGGTCAATATTAACCTCGTGAGACTTTATATTGTTCAAAAGCCCTATCAAGTCCCGCATAAAGTCGTGATTTTCCGGGCGCTGATAAGTACTAAATACATGTTCTGTTATCTTGTTGCGACACTCATAAAAGTCCAATAAGAACTTTTCAGGCACCAGATCATAGAAACAAACATCAGATAAATTAACCTTGGCCGAGGAGAAGGACTTTAAGAAAGAATTCGCCTTTCTTGTCAGCTTCTGCCAGCGGGGCTTAAGCTCCTCTGGGCATGCCTGGCCCAATGTTTGGCCCCTGGCCCACAGAATTCCAAAATCTAGATTTTTGGCCTCGAAATTTTTCGAGGGCGCCCAGGTTTTGGAAAGTTTTAAGCCTGTGGGATTTTGGACTATCTGTCCGTCGTGAAAGATGCCCCTGCACTCGTTCTTGCTGTCTAACACTTGAAAAAGCAAACTCTTTCCTTACTGAATGTTTTTTGTGCCGGTTATGGAGTAATTTACCATTGACGGATTGTCGGCGTGTCTTTTTGCCTCAACCTTTCGCATTTCATACTCGTCATGGCTTATTCCCTGCCAATAGGCACCCTTGATATTAAATTTAGTAACATGAAAGCCGCGTGTCAAGTCATTTATATATTTTAAGGCGGCGATTTCGCCGAAGAGTCTCTTTCTCTTAACCGCCTCAACAGCATAAAAATCAAAATTCTCCGGAGTATGTGTATGTCCAGATTCAAGCAGCCTTGTTTTCAAAAGCACTTTCAACCAGTACTCATCCATTTCTTCTCCGTCCGTCGGGGGCGCAGATCTTTGAACCTGAACTGTTCTTATGCGCCCAAGCACCTCGTCGTTTAAGTTAAAAGATGATTTTGTTGACGTATTGCTCTTCTCGCAAATAACATATTGCATTTCTTCATACGTACTAAATTGTGTATAGAAGATCGTATAAAGTTCTATAAACTTATTTCTGATATTTAATAACTCATCCAAATAAGCTTTTCTATAGTATGTTTGAAATATGTTCTCGTAACTAACACCCTTATCGTTCATATATTTCTGCGCGCCGTTTAAAACTCCGCTGTTCTTCTTGTCTAGCAAACCAGATGCGAGGTTATAAACCAGGCGCCATGGCGCATTTTTATCAATCATAAACCCAAATTTTTTAACTTCATTGACAAAAAAGAAAAAATTAGGGTCTTTAATATATTTTAAAACCTTAGCATTGTCTTGTAGGCCGAAGCCCTCGGAGGCTATATCTATCATCAGCCCACTAGAATACGGAGAGGCGTGGACCGTCGTTATAAAGCCAGTTTTTGTCAAGGGAAACTTATCTATGATACGAATACTATATCGTAAAAATTCCCTAACAAAATCCTTAAAGCTGCTTATTTTCTCGTATCTTCTGTTGATGCTTAAGTAGGAGTCAACAAAGTTAGTATACATCTGGTCTATATGATTCCTATATCCGGTTTCCAGATCACCAGAACTCCACGCTTTCATAACCCTAAGCTTGGGACTATATAGGCCATCTCTGTTGATGAGTCCTGCAGTGCCCACCCTATTAATATTCTTTTTCATGTCGTCAAAAGCATCGCAAACAAAATCTACTGCAAAGTGGGTTCCCTTGCGGCCACCGTAGATAGTCTTAAGATTGGAATCATCTAATATGACAGCATCTCCCTCGCGGTCGACCCTTCCATAAAAAAGATGTTTCCTTTGAATATCAAAATTTTCGACACCAGGAAAATTTGGGTAAAAATCATTTAGATTATTCTTAGAATTAAAGATTGCTTCTACTACATTTTGACCCATCTATCTCTTTCCTTGCGCTGTTTGTGTGCCAATTACTTTAGTTTCATATTTTCCCGGTGTTATAGTCGACTGTACCTTGCCTACCAAGTGGTACCCACCTAAATTCATTTGATATGCTAAGGATCCTGCGTCCTCAATTGAACCTAGGCCGGCGAGACTGGGGTTAACATAATAATACATCCCCGGACTAAACAAGGATGTTCCAATAAGGCTTAAGTCTGTGTTATACGGTAGTTTAAGCTGTGCCATTTGATCAACACCTTGTTCTTCGGCCTGTTGAGACCTTAACTCCGTTAAGAAGTTAATATTAACCTTTTTGAATGTCATATCTTTGAGAAGGCCCATGTCAGAGCCAATATTAAAATGATATATACCGTCTTTCACGTCCTCAGCGGGATCTCCCCCTCGTTCAAGCAGTGACTTCGCTGTTGTCATATATATCAACAAATAATCATATGAAGTTTTGATCATTGACTCGGTAGATATTGGCTCAGTCACCTTGCTGGTATACTCTTGTTTAAATTCAGCACTATCTATATCAATAACGCGGCGCTTTGGTAGAAGCTCCTCTATTTTTCCAACTCTCCTCCCGCATATCATATGGTCAGACCCACCAAAGTCGACTTGTTTACCGGGCAAGGTCAGGGCGAGCATGCTAGCCCGAGTTTTATCAACCTTGAAAGACTTTGGCATGCCCACTCCCAGCGCTGGGACGACTAGGTTGTTTATCAAGCTGGTTATAAAGCTGCCCAGCGGCATTTGTGATCTCCGGCGCCTGACGATTTTATTAATAAACCAAGCTCTAAAATAATTAAAAGACACAGGGAATTGAGCCATGTTAATTCTTTTTATGTTCCCGTTAGAATCTTTATACTCCATTGGTCCAAGTAGGATACGGGCATTTTTAAGAGGGTACCCTAATGCTGTATTTTTGTCGTCTGGCGGGAAATAGGATTCTGTTCTAAACACAGAGCGCATATCGTGGGGCCCTGGTGGTCCAGTGAACTCAACATTTTCTTTGAAATTTATCACCCCCATACCAGCATTTTTGCATGCCAATTCAATGATGTCACCAAGATATATAAAATAGAATTTATGATTCTTATTCGTTGAACCAAGCACCCCCTTTCTAGCTGGATCAGGCTTTTTCTTTTTCTGATCTTTTTCGTCGTCTTTTGATTCAGACTCTACATCAATGGCAGCAGCAATTTCTTGAGCTGCGTCATTCGCAATTTTTGGATCAATTGGATCAACGCGGTGGCATCTATTAATTAAAACGCCAGTTGAGCCCTTGCCTATGGCAGTTGTTTTAGAAAGAAGATTTTCTTCTTCTGTTATATTATTTTTTTCAATGCCTCTGGCAGTGGGATCATCCTTAAAAATTATGCCTTTTGACGTTGCAATAGTATCCGCATCTGCGTTGATGCAGAAAAGCCGAGTGCCATCTGAATCTTTTGACTCATCGTTACCTGTAATGATCTGGTCTACAAAACTTTTGTAAACATCCTTCTTAAAAGCCCCTATTTTCTTTTTTATTGCTGCGATGGCGGCGTCAATAATTTTGTCGTCTTTAAACCAGCCGAAGATAAGTTCGTCATTTTCTTTGATTTTGTCGATGGAAATCCCAACGATTTTCGGATCGATCTCTTTTAAGACAACATTTTTAAAGAAAGTATCCTCCCGGAACATCTTTCTGGCCTTATCTCTTGATTTACACTTATCATCTTTACAGCCGGCGCTTTTTAACTCTTTATGAATAGAGCCAAGTTGTGCTATCATCTTCGAAACACGAGACATATTATATTGAGCGTCCGCTCTCTTAGATACTGTAACCCCTCCGCTATTTGTAATTCTAAAAGTGTTTTGAAAAATATTAACCTGATTTGATCCTATTACCGTTTCTATTCTCCCCCGGTAGGTCGCTGTTAAATCAACTTGGCCGTTCTTTTTGATTTTAAGATCATAATCCAGCAAACAAAGGGCCACTATAAGATTCATCTTTTCTATATTGGCGATATTTCTGATATCATCTTGTGTGAGGTTCAGGCCGTTTAGTTGTTCTTTTGAGGGCGCCGTATAGCCCATCAATGCTTTTATCTCATAGTGTTTTGGGTTATAAGTTTCCGTATTCCTATCAATTTTTGCCGGGGCCCAAGTGATTAAATCCAAATAACGAAGGCCGCCTTTAGAAAAATGCGGTTCACCAGGAGGGCTAGCTTGTAAATCTTTCAAGCTTTTAAAAGTTAAACTTAATTTACAATTAATATTGTTCTCTATTATACCGTGAGCCTCGCCATTTTGGTCTATGCTAAAAGACTTTAGGCCGATGTTGCGCCAAGAGGGTTTAGTGCTTTCATAGGCCAAGTAGTCTTGCACCGTAGCGGCCGTTTCTTGACCAAAACTATCTGAAAATCTAAATTCTTTATAACAGGGTGTGGGCAAAGCAGCTATTTTAGTATCGTCAACAGGCCCGTCCTCTTGATATAAAGCCTCTTCATAATTAACTTTGTATATTCTAATTTTTGGCTGCATTAAAGACAAGGCAGACGTCTTAATCTTATAAAACACATCAATGTTATCAATGCCCCGCAACTTGTTGACTATTTGTATAGGGTTGCCATTAATTTGTCTAAATGTTTTATACTGAAAGAGGTGCTTGTTAGCTGTGTAATAAGTTGCTGCCTTATCTATATTCCGTGAAAGGATATACTGCTCTAGATTTGAAACATTCCTGTCATCATTGGTGATTTTCTTTTTGTCTTTTACCTTCTGCTTCTTCGCAGAAGAGACTTTGCCCGTGCCGCCGGGAGTTGTAATATCTTTAGCCATCTTAATATCCTATATAAAATAAAACAGTCTCAAGAGGAACTGGTATGTATACCACTTCGCCTAAGCTTAAATGAAATTCAGTAGGTTTTTGATTGTAGAATGCAATGACCCACCACATCTCTGGGTTGTTATAATATTCATCTGCTAATTTAAAAAACCTGTCTCCTGTCGACCATATATGTGTAATACTATTAAATTTAGACATGTCATCAACAGACGGATGCTTGAAGGTGGGTGTATTAAATTGCCTAATCTGATCCATCCCCCTTGTTTTCTTAAGGAACCTCTTATAAACCTCTCGATCATTAAGAAATACTCTTTGGTTTTTATATCTCATTATAGTTTTTCCTATTGCATCCCTGTTTAACCTTTGCTAGCTAGTTGGAGGGGTCTCTATTCCACGATCATCATTTAAATCCTGTACATCTAATTGATCTTTTTTATTATGTATTGACCCAGGCGCAGCGTTGGCTGTTGCCGGTGGCGACGCATCCTCATATACCGGACCGGATGATGGCATGTCTGCTGTATCGCGCACCAAACCAAAATCATATGGATAGCCTGTCGCTCCAAGCCCGCCTCTCCACTGGCCGGTGTTGAAGTCCCAGCCCAATGAATGATCATGGACGATATCTAAATTGCAATTCAACTTCATTAATTTAGGAACGAGAATGTTCTTGCCGGCATTTGTGCTGTTTTCAAAACCTGCTGCTTTTATTAGCCCAAAGTCATCCTGAAAGGGTTTTATACTAACAAACCCCATACTAGTATCATGTGTGACATTCAAACCTTGAATCACACAAAGGATACCTTGGCCATCGCTTGTTGGGGACGATATTAAATTAGCATATCTCACACGAAACAGAGGAGATGCTGCAATAGAAGTTGCGGTGCCAGTCTCTTTATAAGAGGGGTAAAGAGAGGCCATTAACCAACTTAAATTATTTAAATTATCTAGAGCCATGGCTTTAGAACTAGCTGGGAGGGACCAAGAAATACCTATTGTTCTTTTGCTTTTACTCCATATGTAAAATGGATCCGTGCGCCCGAAGGGCTGCTCTGCGGTGTGTGATGATTGAATTTTATCTGACATGCTGTCGATATATGCTATAAACTGAATGATTGGGGGTCTCTTAATGTGCACCGGTATAATTTCTAATAACGTCCCGGCCTCGGCGGGGGCAGAGCTATTAAAATCATTCTTCTTGAACTTAACATTCTGAAAAGTCTGTTTCCCGCCAGCGTGGGCGGCGGTTTCTGTTTGAAAAAATTTAGGCATTTAATTAAATCTCCGCTATAGGCCTAGGTTGACGTTATCTAATACGGCTGTGCCAAAATTTGGATCCAGCTTAAGTTCAAACTCTCCGCCAGGGCCCGGGCCAATACCGCCTGCTTCCTCCAGCATCTCAGTTAGCTTCTTCGTTGCTTTAGTATTTTCTTCAATGGCTTTTGTGCTAGTCTCGGGGGTTAGAACATCCAATACGTTCTGTACTGTCTCTCGCACCGGCCCAACCACATTTTCCACAGTCGGCGTTGGTGCCGGCGTTTCCCCAGCTGGCAACACGCCGGAAGAAGACCCCATATTTGCTAGGCCTTGAGCCATTTCCGTCTGAAGCCCCAGCGCGGCGATGCCGGTGGTGGCCTCGATGACGCCCTTAGCTACACCAAGTGTACCTTTGGAAACATTTTTTATATCCGCGGCCATATTCGCCATTTGTGTAAATGAACCAAGGAGGCCCATAGCTGACTTTTCACTAGACTTGGTCGAATTTCTAACTTTTTCAAAGGCAGCAAACATTGTTTTCGCGCCTTGGCCGGCAGCGACACGAGATTTCTTAACAAATTCTCGAAATGCGCCGCCTGTGCTAGAAAGATTCTTCTGAAGTTTTTCACCAGATGTCATTGTATTTTCAATTTGCTTTTCAAGTTGTTCCTGCGACATTGCCGCGGTATCAATACCAGCAGAAATGGCCTCATAGTCCTCTTTTCCACCCAATAGTTTTCCTGCGGCCTCGACATCTAAACCCAAAGTACTAGCTATGACTTGTTTCACACGGCGATCGGCATCTTCAAAACTTACGCCGGCGGCATCCATGGCTTCTTGAATCATGCTGATCTTATCAGCCGGGTCGGCATGGACTAGAGCATTAACATCTATTAAGGTATCACCCATCACAGCATTAAAAGCTTGAGCGGCGTTTGCGGCGCCTTTAAAGGTATCAAGACGGCCGGCTAATTTGCCTAGTTCGCCCACAGCCATGCCGGTTGCGATCGATTGTGCTTCCAAACCAGCGAAGACCTCAACTGCGCGATCACCGAACTGAGCTAGTGTAGGCATTAAGCCAGTGAAATCTTTCATGGCCTGGCCAACGTTGATACCTAGAGATTTAGACACACTTAACAACGATTTAACAGATTTTGTAGCCTGCATTGGTGTTTGCTTAAGGGACTTGGTGAAAATGTTAAGAGCTTTTGTAGACGTCCCTATGTCAACACCAAGTTTGCCCATCCCAGCAACTAGGTTGGCCGTGAAGGCCGCGGCCTCCGGATGAGCCTCCATGAAGGCCGGCCGGAATAACATAACATTGTTTAAAATGCCCTTCATCGCGTCGCCGGTTTCCTTAGCTGTAATCCCGACATTGATTAACGGCCGTTCCATGCCCTCCGGAAACAGGCCTGGCTTACCCATTGCATATAAAGGATCAAGTGCATAAGTAAAAGTGTCGTATAAATCTTCTGAAAAAAGGCCAGTGGTTTTTGCAATACCTCTGAAATTTTTATCAATTGCTGGGGCCATCCCTGCCAGGCCGGCCTTGATTGCGCCCATGCTAACTTCCATATTTACACCGAACTTAGTCATGGCTAAGGACATAGCAGCAAAATGTGGAGACTGGGCGAGGCCCTGAATCATAAACAAAGCGCCTCTGCCGGCCGAGATTCCCGTGTCCAGACCGGTCTTCAGTGCGTCAGTCACCGTACCAATCTGCATTACAGTATCTTTGCCGCGCTTTCGGGCGTTCTCGATGGCTTTATCAGTTTCAGTATTAGACTCTTTCAGCATCTTGAGCCGGCCTTTCTCGGCCTTCTTACGCTGTTCGGCCGTGGATGCTATGAGCTTCCGAAGCTTCTCTTCTTGTGTCCCCTCTTTCTTTTTAAGTACCAGGATCCTTTTCATGTGTTCTATTTCAGCCTGTAGGGCAGCTTGCTTTTTCTTGTCCGTCTCTCCCTCCGCACGGCGTTTCTGGGCTTCAATATTTTTTTCAGTTACTTCATTAAGATTTTCAAAAAGCTTTGTTGTGTCAAGGAGGGCCATGGCCTGGGTGGTGTTGAGGTCGTCCGAATGTTTGCTTAAATCCTCCATCAGCTGTATTCGCACTCTCAGAAGTTCGTTGAACGCTTCCTGTGTCATGATGTCTTTCTTGTCTGCCATAGCTAGCTTAAACCCTCATCGCTATCTATAAATAGTCAGCAAGATAAAATAAGAAAACCCTATGCGTACAACATAGGGTTTTAACTTTTAGCATTCTCGATTGCTTCTCTTTGAAGATCAAAGTGTTCTCTTAGCTTAGCTAGATACCAACGTCGTAAACCTACCGGTAAATTATAGGCCTCGATGAAGCTCCAGCCGCCGTGAAACTGAAGTATGAAGAACTCTTCATATACAGCTTCCATATACTCTTCACCTAGGCCAAAAAAACTCCGCAGAAAGCGGAACCTCCACTGTTTGTGTTTTTAAACAAGCGTGGCATGCGATGCTCTCAGATAATTCCACTCTTGGTGTCAGAGACGAATATAAATCTCTTAAATACTTCGAGTCGGCGGCCGGCATATTTTCAACAAAATTAATAACGTCACTGTAGCTACTTTTATCATTAACTGCTACGATAAAGGTGGCCAACATGCCAGTAATAGTGTTTGCTCTACTCTCCGAATCATCATCCAAATATTTCTTTTCCTCTTGACCAGTGATCGGCGAGATCGACACCTTCATTTTAGAAATTGGTAATTCTACGTCAAAAGTCTTATGCTCTTCGCTAAAAATAACATTGTTTTCATGTAAATATCTCTCGTCAAAACAATTGCCTGTAATCTCTGCTTCTTTTAAGTCATAAACAAACTCTATTCTGTTTGTGCACGAGACACACGGTACAGATGCGTTATACTCATTACCATATCCAGAAATTCTAGCTGCTATTATAATGGCAGTCTTATCAGCCAACAGTAGACTGATTGGATCAACATCTTCAACAATCAAACTCTCCAAAAGACGATCAATCATGATGCCTTTTTTAATTAAAGCTTGCGAAGACAGTATATCCTCATCTTTAGCCGTCATAAACTTAATTTCAACCGTTTCTTGGTTAAAAAGTGGGTGTCCTTCGGGATAAAACACCCCTTTGGACGGCAGCTCAACAAATTCAGTCGGGACCACATAAGCCAAATTGGCTGACGATGCGGCAGCAGGCTGGGGGCGAGCTTGGGGCCCCGTGCGCCTCTGATTATTTCTCATTTATGCCTCTCTTTTTCTCTATTGACCTAAAGGTACTCCACCTTCTACAGATGTATACGTAGCATAATCATAAGTGATATCGACAGAAATGTTAACAATTTCTTCACTACCATAATCCAGGGAGTCACCAAACTTGACACTCTTCAAGAACGCGTTCTTCAGCGTCCACTCTTCGACAACGTTTGTTGCGTCGACTGGGCCGGCGAAATCGCCGGGGTCAGCGCCGGCGGGAAGAATTATTCCGCCGCCGTCCAACTGTTTAATTGTTACCTCGCCAATAGTGGCGTGTGTACCGACCTTCGTGACACCAGTCATTAAGTTGGCCTCAGAAATCGGAGCAACATAACCGGAGTTGCGAAGTGCGTTATAAAACTTTGAACCGATATTTGGCTCAACCGCGTCAATAAAGGTAACTGAAACATCTGACCACTTTACAACACCAGGAAACTTAAAAACATGATTTAAAACATTGTGCTCTTTAATAGCCATATCGTAAGACGGCTTTGCGGCGGTCTTCGCCATGAAAGTTAAATTTGATAATTCCGAAAAGGTAACCAAAAAGCGGAAAGCCCTTTTTGGTTGAAATCCTCCCACGTTTGTATCTGAAAAGAATGCCATGTATTTAGTCTCCTGTTACTATTATAATTAGTGTTTTAAAAAATTAATCGTCAAAAGAAGCCCCGCTCCTCGTGATAATAAAGTCAAGTGCGATAAACTCGATGGCCCGGGCAGGCTTCAAGAAAATCTTTGCATACATGATGTTTCTGTCAACCAAATCAGGCGTCGTAGTAGAATCATCAAGCATGACCTTGAAATCAGTCAGGCCGTGGCCGGCTTTTATGCCCTCAAGGAAGGGAATTACACGGCCCTTGAAGCGGTCCCAGGTAGCCTGGATGTTCTGGTCAAAGAGAACTTTAGAAGCGATTCTAGAAATCTCTTTCTTTGTATGAATAAGAAGTCTTCTCACATTAATCCTGTCCAGAGCAGAAGGAGTAACCTGCAAGGTCTTCTGACCAAAGATTACAATGCCCTCAGCCGGGAACGTAGCAATCGGATTGATATTTGCGTCATACAGCTTATCTCTGTTATCAGAAGTCAAGCGTTGTCTAACGCCAACCACTGGAAGTCCTGCAGAGCCTTCGCTTAAGCCGCCTCTAGTAAATCCAGCAGGAGCGAACCACACCGCAGATTTGCGCTGCGCACTTGAGAAGGTACCCAGTGCAACCACTGAAGGTGGCACATAAAGCATGCTGTCAGAGAAGATATCGCGAATCTTCACAAACGGATAGAAGGTGCAGCCATAACTAGAGTTGATGGCCATGTCCTTAAATTCGTTTGTCACCGCAGTCACAGACCCCAGGTTGCCGCTATCCGTATCCCCGTCGGCGCGCTCGTGTGGCGGCTTATAGTTGCCTGCAAGGTCAATAACCGCTAAAGCATCTCCTCGCTCTTCCGCGGCGTTGACTAATTGAGTATTGAGGCTCGTGTTGGTGATACCAGGCATTGCAACCAAATCATACTCCAAAAAGTCTTTATCGGCAGCCATATCTACGGCCTTCTTGAGGCTGTAATATGTGCTGTTGGCAGCAATTGTCGAAGTATCCATATAGCTATTTCGAAGCGGATCAGGCTCGGTTACATCAAACCCATCAAAACCACCGAAGACCGGGGAAGTAAATCTATCAAACCCAGTATCTGAACCGGTTAAGACATAGAATGAGCCAGATTTAGCAGACCAGGACGTTCCGTCGGCGCGGGAGCCAGAAGCATGAAACCCGTGATCTGTCGCACTTCCGGCGCACTGCTTAACATCTTCCAGGGTGAATGCCCAAGAATACTGCGTGTTACCAGAAGAAGGATTTCCTAACGGGTCCAATGCTGCCGGCATGCCTCGGAACAGATCTAAATTGGTTTTATCAAATCTCTTTGTTCCCTTAACGGAAGAGTTATAACCGAAGTAAGCTTTATTAGCAGTTACCATATTACCTTCTGAAGAAGAGACTCTTAATCTCGCAGTCGGGAATTTTATAGAGGCTGTAAAAGCGTTGGTCGTGTATACCAAATGGTCTGACCCTATTCCAGTGACAGTATACTGGCCAGGAAATGAGCCACTGCCATCAGCGAGGAGCGACTGGGTTGAGCCAGAAATAATTTCATGAGTTGCCGGAACCAAAGGACCATACACACCCATTGGCAAAAGGCCTTCGCCCTCAGCATTGGCAATCGCGTCCGAGACCTTAACACGAATATATTGTGAGCGGTTGTCGTTATCACCAAATTCACGAACAACGTTGTTCGTACTATCGAAATCGTAGTGTTTATCTCCAATCACTCTCCCAATATATTTAGGCGATGTGGGCCTTAAGTCGACGCCAGAGAAGCGCTCCAGCACGGTGGGGTTATTGTCACTATCGGCGGAGGCGCGGACGACAACAGAAAAGGTGCCGTATTGATTGTACTTATCCGTGGGTGGCTTGATGTCTTGAATAGAAATCTTGATGTCGCGGTTTGCAACCTCACCGTTGCCCGGGTCCTGGGTGCGTCCAGCGCCACCGAGAGCGTAAAAACGGAATAACTTTTCTACATGTGAAGTAGGGTCAAAGTTCGCAGTCGTCCCGCCTCGGGTGTCTTGCGAGAAGAACCACTGCGTGCCGGCAGCTTTTGCCGCCTGTTTATGATTGGCCCATTTGTCAACTGCAGTGCTCGATCCCTCAAGAGCCAAAATCGTTCCTAGGAAGTTCGAGCTATCCGTAGCCAAAGTACCGGTGATAGCAAGCTTGCTATTTTCACCGTTTCTTAGGTTGGACTCAAAAGTTTCTCCAAGCCAGTAACCGACAGTCGAGCCGGCGGGGGTTACATCTGCGTTTGTCAAAGTGGGATTAGTGTTAAAGACTTTACGAATAAAGTTGCTTGAATCGCGGTCGAAGCTAAACTTGGCAGTCTTCTCAGCGGCCGCGGCGCTATCTAAAACCTTGGCAGTGAAGCTTAAACCACTATCACTTTTAATCCAGGTTGCAGCAGAGCCCGGGAGTGTGGTTGCCTCTCTGGACGTTCCGTCAAGAACGACAGCGCCGTTGTTAACATACCAAACTGCGCCCAAAGTACCAGTAACAGCAGGGCCCTCTCCGCCGGTGAAATTAGCAACAGCAAAATCGCCCATGCCCGATTCTACAGTATTTGTTTTATTTCCTGCGCTACCCCCTACGTCCTGCGTTACGAGAACGTTATCTCCGCTCTTGGTTGCTGTCATAGCAATGCCGGTACCGCCGTTAATTCTTGTAACTATTTGGTCACCGGTTAGGCCGGCATCACCGGAACCCAAATCAGAATAACCAATGTCGACGGTGATGTCTGACGTGGCATCATATGCAACAGTATTGGTGGAGGTTGCCTTGCCCCCTGTAAAGTTATATGTTATAGTTACGCCAGACGTATTTGTTAGTGTAAAATCTTTCGTATCAACAATCGCCGCTTCAACTACAGTAGTAATAAGTGCCGTGGCCTGGGTGCCGCCGGTATATGAATCCGGATTTGGAATAACAAACAAACCATAAGCACCACCAGTCGAAGAAGCATCCGTACCGTGAGAAGTTTCAGTTCCACTAGAGTTTTTAGTACTCCAGCCGGCCTTACCTTTAAGGGTATCGGCGGCAGTCGATGCATCGTCGCCCAAAACACGGAAAACAGTGCAAGGTGAGTTATTTCTTAACCAAGCCTGCGCTGCATAAGCAGCATATGTAGGAGCGGTCGCGGCGCCGGTTCGCCAAATATCGCCGGCCGCATTGCCGGCTGAAGGGTACCCGAAGAGAGAGACAAATTCTTTAAACGAATTAACCTTTACAGGTCTGTTGGCTGGTCCTTTCGTAAAACGACCAATGATCATCGGGCCCATACGCTCTGGTAGGGCTGGTATGCCTGATTCATCAATCTCGTTCAGAAAGACCCCAGGTGAAATAAATTTAAACTTGTCAACTCCCATGTTTTTGCTCCTCAATGTTAAGCGAGTTCATTTTTGATGAACTTTTTCTTTAATAAATAGTCTTGCTTATTCACAAAATCCTTTAAAATCTAAATTGGCCGTCTTCATCCTGAACAACGATTCTTTCTCTGGCAAACCTTATTTGCACAGCATTTTCTCTTCGGACGACGCGTGGTTGTTTTTGATTCTTGTCGTCGCCAATAAGATAACCAAATACATTCATATTAATTGTTGTTTCATATTTCCTTTCTTCTGCCTGATAATTAGATATATTATTGTCTATTGTATAGTCTTCTTGAATGAAGGCCTCATATCTATTTGAGTTATACTCAACTATAACCATCTTATGTGCATTGGAGGCTCTTATAAAAGGAGCAAGCAGCTCATTCATTTGCTGCTGATATTCAGTCCTCAAAACAATTTTATATCCAACATCAACGTAAATCGGTATTGGGATTGTTAAAGTATCATAAACAATTTTTTTGTTTTTCTTGTTGCGATATATTGGATAATTCTTTTGGCCCCTTCGACGATGAGAGTCAGCATTAGCAAAGTTTCTAGTTTTGTCTTGATTGATGACCTTATTTATAGTTAAATAACCGCCCTTAAGGTCACCAACAGGGTCGACCTTCGCATATGGAATTACCCTGCTCTTTTCATCTTTTTTAACCGAGTCGCGTTCAATAGAAATAACCGGAAGGATAATCATTCCGGCCTTATCTCTGCGAATATCATCATCTTTAATGTTGTGTGCTCGCTCAGAGCCAGACCAAATAACTGGAGTTTTTCGGAAGCCCTTGTTTGAGCTTGTTTTTAAGTCCATTGTCTCATCGACAAATTTATACACCGCAAAATCAATATCTTCTAAATTAGATTTAAACCTCGGGACATCGCGAGAGGTCTTTTCTTCGTTAAGAGCCATCGAATAAACCCTCCCGTGACTTTATGCACTCTGCTGATATTTCTATTCTACGATCCGCCTGGCCGAAAAGTTCTTTTGGTTGTTTTAAAGTCGTTATTTCATAGTATCCGCTTCCATAAGCAATAAAATCTCCCTCGCGAACAAATAAGTTTTGATCCTCTGTTAATCTTCTCTTGTGAAAATGGGCTATCAACTTTGTTACCTTGTCAATACCGTATTTATCCGTTCTAGTTTCTTCACCTTGAAACTCAATTAAGGCGTGGACTCTTATCGGGGGCAAAAATGTTTTCACTATCGCCTCATTATATAAAGGATGGAAACTGGTGTGCTCCAAATCAATAGGATAGTATGCAACAACCTGGCCAATTACTCTTTCGATTAATTCATCATTGACTTGTTTAACCAAGTCTCGTTCTTTTTCACCAAGAAAAAGAGGTGGAGGCGGACTCGTTGGCTGGGACCATTTATTTTTTTCACTCGCCATTTTAAGTTATCCTACGTATACGAAGTAAGGGAAGGTTTTAGCCACCTCGTTGGTGTTGGTTGTAATGTTCTTTTGAATTTCTGTAATTTTCTCATACGTCAACTCGTCAAGAACCTTTTGTAGTTCCTCTCGAAGCAACTTTTGTTCTGCTTCGGCCGAGGTGATTAAGTCTTTGCCATTTAAAGTAACGCTGTCGCCAGGAATCGGAATTGCACCGAATTTAGATCTAATCTGACCAAGAGTCTCTTTTGAGAGAGCAAGAGCAAACCTGCGAATCCATTGTTTACCAACTGAGTTGATATTTTTAAACGGCAGGTTGGCCAATGGCAATGTACTCATATTATTAACACCCTCAACGCCACTTTCTCTATCACTTTGCTCTTCCCATGGGTCGTCGTCAACAGAGAATTCGAACCATATTTTTTCTTGGCTCATGCTAGAGGGTATTGGGAAAATTTTTAAATTATTATTTTTTATCTCGTAAGAATAATGAGAATTTCTTGTGTAGATAGAGTCTTCGTAGGCCATTGCTTGCAGTTTATTATGCCAAGGGGGGATAACCTCCCAAGTTGAATCGTCCGCATACATACCATACGTCGACATATTGCCAACAGCGTTCATTCCTCCATAATAACCATAAAACCTCCACATTGCATGAGGAGTTCTATAATATACTCTGCGAATATTGACCCGGTTATTACCTACTTTGTTATAAAATAAAGAATCGCTATCAGTTGCAGAGCTTGAAATAATAGATTGCAAATCGTAATCTTGCTGTGATCGTGTGGTGTTGAATGAAGCAGAATAAATTGGAATTGTGCCCCCTAAACCAACCTCAGTCGCCGCAAGGTCCATGGCCCTCTTGCTATATCCCAACTTAAATTTGGGAAACTTAGTCTCTACATTATCAGTCTTTGAGTCGTCTGTTCTTTGGCCGTCCGAGTCAAATGTGCCTGTTGTTGCGCCGAGGGAACTATGAAGTATATTCTTTGTCTGATGGACATTAACAATATAAGAATACTCTAATACAGCCTCTTCGTAGGCAGCATAAATATTGCCAACTGTCAACTCAATATCTAATACATCGCCTCCAAGCTTCTTATACGTGTAAGTAACCTGGTCAGCTGCGCCAGTTATAAAGTTATTATCATATAGATCGGCGGTGGTGGTGACATATAACCCAAAAGGATAATGTGTAGTTGTGCCGGCGCCATCAGTGCCCGTTCCGAGGGCTCCTGTCGCGGGCAGTCTGACTGCTGATGTCTGTGAGCTTGGTGTTAAAGTAGGAACTGCCATTCAATTAAGTCTCCTTATCACTATAAATAGTTGGGAGACTTTGTTTTATCCTTCGGAGCTTGACTTACATAAAACAAAACCCCACATTGAAATTCCAAGGTGGGGTTTTTCTCACTAACTTTGTTAGTTTACTTTTCTTTTTTCTTATAAATCTTGGGCTTGATAGAGGCCTTCTTCTTTGGTGCAGGTTTAGCTGCTTGCCTCGCGGCCTCTTTCTTTTTACCATTTACAACCATTGCAGGCATAATATTAATCTCCTTTTATTAACTTTCAACCACAGCGTCGGCGCCGGTGGTGACCTCAGTTATAATTTTGCTATCAACAGTATACCAATGATCGCCATCGCTGACCAATTCAAGATAAGAGCCGGGGTGTATATCGGTGACTAACTGAATTTCGTCATGTGAACTACCATTCA